AGTACCAATACCCAAAGCAATCGTTGACCATGTGCCATTGATTGTGGTGTTGTCAGTCAGGTAGATGTAATAGGTGTTGACCGTCGAAGTCGTCGGTGCAACAGGGATTGTCTGAATCGTGCCGCCGGAGTTGTTGGCGACAGTGAACGAATACTGCGAGCCATTGCCAATGTTGCGAACGATGAATGCCTGACCAACAGAGACTTCCAAAGCAGGCGGCAAAATCAACTGCAGGCCGCTTGCTGTTGCGATTACATCGATGATGTTGGCAACTACGCTCGAACTGTTGCTGTTGATGGGCCACTGCAGAGTCGTGTTTGTACTGATCGTCAGCGCTTCATACCCAACTTGCGATGGGTTGATGGTCTGTCCGGTATAGGGTGAGGAGTATGTAGTCATGATTAGCTATCCACAGCAACGGCTTGTCGGTCACCAACACGAGACACATCCTCATCTTTCAGCGACTTGATGGCTTCGCTGTATTTTTGTTGGAAGATCACGCGTTGATCATTTTTGAGAAAAGGCATTGCCTGCAACAAAGTGCCGTACAGCATCGCTGTTGGGGCATTCTGGGTCAGCCAATTGGTTTGGTTTGTCGAGCTCAATGGAGCGATGCGCTCGTAGTACAGCACCTCGAAGTTGTAGGCCGCATCCGGCGTCGGGGCGATGTACCAGTGATCCCAGTCAGTATCTGCGTAGTAGAGCGGCTTTGCTACATTGGCGTTGTCGGGCCAATAGTTGGTCAGATACTCGTACTTGCGAAGCAAAACAGGGGTGCGATTGCCTGCGCTGTCCGTGATGCTCATGGACACGGTTTTGCGCCACCGAGCAGGCTTGGCAATTGTTGGTTGACCAATATTCATCACCGACTCAGCGACTTGCAATTGGCCCAAGGTTTTGATCTCTTGGGCAATCTCAAACTCAGCCAGAGTAATGAAGGTGGGAATAGCGTTAATGGTGGCTTGGTCTGACCGTTCTAGGTACTGAAGTACATAGTAAGTCAGACTGTCATAAGTCATTACCCATGATGGTGTATTGGTGCTCATATTTTCCCCATTGTTATGTCTATTTTCCCATCAGGTTAACAATCTCACAAGGTCACTTTATTTCAATAAAGATGCCTCTGCCATTCGTCTTTTTGTCAGGCCCGGCAAAACCCTGCCGCATGCCTTGTTCCATTTCACAATCTCTTCGCAGGCCCCGCTCCAATCCTTGGCGTCAACCCGTTTTTTGAAGGTGGACACCCGGTAACTGCCAAGCCCCAAGTTGTAGGTGAAGCTGATCACCGCCGCCAAGCGACGATCCGGCTCGTTGGCGAGGCCGGGCGACAACTTGAGGGCGTTGCTCGCAAAATACAACAAATGCTGATCTAGGGCCTCTTGGGCCTTCTCTACAGGCCAAACAGTGTCAGGGCCAATGTCTGGCCCCGTACAACCCCATCCAATCGTCCAAGGAGCCCCGTGTGAGCCCGGATCAGGGTAGGCTTGGCATCCACCGTCAGGCAAGCGCCTTGCGTAGCCTTCAAACGGCTTTACAAGGGATTCGCTCGCCAGTCTGATGGCGTCGCCGATCATTTTTGATACTTCTCAATCGCTCGACCCACAAACCAGAAGGTCAAGATCATGTTGAGCATGCCAAAGTCGTCTGCCGTCCAGTTGCCGACAATGATGTCGTGCCAATTAGCGCCGCTGTTGAAAGCGTAGACCATCACCGAAATCTTGAAGGCCACATACATGCCAAAGAGCACATAGGTGACCATGGGGCGCACAAGAGCAGACAGAGCCGCCACCCATGGGTAACTGGCCTTGGCCTCTTCGCCTTGTTCCTTGAACGCCTCTTGAATTGCTTCCAGTTGAGCAGTGCTGTGCTCAACATATTTTTGTTCCATCGTGAACTGACCGCGCATCTTTTCCAGATCGGTCTGCAGGCCAAACATAGCCAGTTCGTGCTTGCGCTCGTCGTTCTTGTCGAGGTACTTCAGAATCTCAGGTGCCAAACGAAAAATGCCCCCTAAGAGGCTTCCAAAGACACCACCAGTTAGCCAGTCCAACATTATTTGCTCCCAATATTTGATAGGGCCATGCACAATAAGCCGGCGCCAACACCAGTTGCAATTGCCTCAGTTGTCTCACCACCGAAGTGCGATGGATGAGAAATCAGGTCTGAAATTGCAGTTAAAAATCCAGTCAAGCCTGCCACAACAAATTTGTTGTCTTGCAGTTCTTTGCGACCAAAAAACGAAATAAGGACAGCAAGACCGCCGGTCATTGCGCCCGTTTGAAGAGCCTTGATCCAATGAGGCAGTGTCAACGCGAGCACATTGCCTTGAACCATCATCATCAAGCAAGATGGCGTGGCCTCAGACAGCCTGCGAATAAAAATTTCAACTTTGACTTTTAACAATTCAAAAATTGGATTCATTTTTTATTCCTTTCTTCAATGAGCCTTACCCTTACTTGGAGATCGTTGATTTCTCGCTCCAATTCGGACTTCAGTACATGTCTGCGCTCTGCCGAGATGGGGCTGTCAGTTGGTATGCCATCGGCAGTGATGAGCGCAGGCATCTTGCCTTCAATCTGCGTGAGACGGGTTTGAAACGAACTGACCTCACCCAAAAGCCACCCAATACAAACAACCAGTATGGGTAAAACCGCTTTCAAGATATCGGACAAATTCATCATGTTTACCCCAAAAATTTCTTAACGAACTCAGCCGCGAAACCGGGGCCGAGAAGCACAGCAACGATCACCGCATAAAGCAGGTACTCGATCTTTGCCATGCGCTTTGAGCCGTCGTCAAATCGTTCTGTGACGCCACTAAAAGACTCTTCGATCTTCTTGTAGCGTTCTGCACAGACGGCTTCATGGACTGATAGGCGTGTATCCAAGGATTCCTCCGACATTTAGTCATATCCCCTTAGGGTCTTGGCGAGGCGAGCTCGTTGACCCTCTTTGCCGGGTTTCTTGGCGGCGGCGTTAAGCTTCTTCATCGGAATCTTCTTGCCTTCAGGAACATGGAGCTCCTTGTGCAAAGCGCCGGGATGCTTAATCGCTTTTTGAATCCACTTTTCAGCCATGATCAGCCTTTCGTATTACTAATTTAATTAGTAGTCGGTGCGTCGGTTGTAGGAACCTCAGCAGGCGCTTCAGTTGCTTCAGCAGGCGCCTCTGCGGCCTCCACAGGAGCTTCTTCAGCCACTGGGGCCTCTTCCACTGGTGCCTCAACAGCAGGCTCCTCTACGGGCGCTTGCACTGGTGCGGCAACAGGTTGAGAGGGAGGAGCCACCACTGCGTCTTTAGGTTGCATTGCCTCGTATTTGCCTTGCAAAAAGTCAATGAAACGGTGAATCTCTTCACTCACTTCAGAGTCAAATTCCTCAACATAAGTACGAATGTCGTTCAAAAATTGCATGATGGCTCCTATGGTTTAGTTTGGTGATGCCTCTGCAGGTGCAGGGGCGGCTTCGGCGGCAGGCTGTGCGCCTTGTGCCTGTGCTTGTTTCTGTACTTCTTGGATGAGGCCCGCAACTTCAACAAAGGGTTTGGAACCCAAATATTGCATGATTGCGTTGACCAAGTCTGTTGTTAGTTTGATTTCGTTCATCTCACATCTCCGTGAAAATGCCACCAAAATGGGGTGGTGGCTTCCCCTTAAATATTATGCCGCAGGTGTAGACCAAGGCAAAGGCAATTGAACTTGGGACGGGTTCTTTTGCGCTTGAACACTTGCAGTTACGCTTGCTTCAGACGCCCCTTGATCAACGCCATTCGCCCAACACCATCCAACAACTTGAGATTGAGTAAGTTGCGAATATGGCGTAAATGATCCACCTGATGCGGGCACAGGGAAAGAACAAGTGCCATACACATTGCTTGTGTAAGTCACAGGAGGTGTGGCAGTGGTGGTATCAGTACCAGTGCAACGCCATCCGGCAGTTAAGACGACTTGTGAGTAGCCGTCAATTGTTTGTGTGGATGTTTCCATCCAGTCGATTGTCCATGCGATAGTGGTCATGATTAAGCTCCTAGTTTAGATTTCAATTGATTAACTTCTGCTGTCAATGCTTGGATAGATGCAATCATCAAGGGAATAAGTTCTGTATAGCGAACACCCAAATACCCTTCTATTTCACCTTCTTTTTTAACTACATCCATTGCTTCTGGAACAACATTTTGAACAGTTGTTGCATCAACACCAACTTGTGGTTTGTTTTCTGCATCATTTTTCCAAGTGAATTTGATTGTTTTAATTTGAGCAATGTCAGTCAATGGGTCGGTATATGTCCCTGTGATGTTTTTCAGTTTGGGGTCGGAATATGATGTCCATGAAGTTGAACCCCAATTAAGTTGAACACCTGCACTGTTGGTGTTGTAAATAGTAAATGGGGGTGATGATGTGCTTGAACTGTTTCCAAGACGCAAATCCCACCATTTGCCAGATGCCGTATTATTAAAACGGCATACTGAATCCCAACTTGCATTACTGTTGTTTACATAAAGAGAGACATTTTGACCAGAGCATTGAAAGTTTGCACAATCTGTATTACTTAAAACTGAAAGTTGTTGAGAAGGTGAACTTGTCCCGATACCTAGATAGCCTGCGCTAGTAAAGCGACCATATTCAGTGCCATTTGCATAAAAAGTCAATGGCACAGCACCGATTCCATAGATACGGTTTTCGGTTGCGCCACGCATTACTAATGCGCCATATCCTGAACCAGTTTGAATGCCAATACCGTCACTGCCTGATGCAGAGTAGACATTGAACTGTTGGTATTGACTACCGCCCGCACCAACAAGAACTTGTTGGGCGTAATTGATATACATTGCCTGTAGCTGTCCGGCTCCATTATTAACATAGAACCCAAGTTCGCCACGGTTAACTTGACCAGAGCCGATGAAGGTTCGGATGGAAGAAACATCGTAGTTGGTGGCGGTGTTGTACCATTGAATCCGAGTAAGTTCTGACCCACTTGAGACACTACCCCACTGGGCCATGTTTCCGCTTACAGCAAGTTTTCCGTAGGTAGAAGAACCAACAATACCAATGCCGACATTACCTCCATTGGGGGAAATGCCAATGTTTTGATATGCGGAACTGCCGTAGTCATATGCCTCCAATCGACCGTAAGTCGTTTCCCAAGACAAGAAAATTCCCTTGCCCGTATAGGGCTGTAAACTGCCTTGAGCAACAACACTTGCGCTCGCACTAACGCCACCCGCAGATTGAATGTAGTAATTATTGTTGGATGGAGTCAATCCAACACCAAATTGACCTGTGGTTATAAAGCGACCTGCTTCTGCGCCGTTTGGTCTAAAAATTAAAGGATATGCACCACTTGTTCCAATAGCTAGAGATTGAGTGCTAGAGCCAGTATCAATGTATGAAGTACCACCGCTTTGGTACAACCGCATAACATCATTTGTACCATCATTAACTTTGATGAAACCTGTTCCTGTAAGCGTTAATGATGTACCATTAAAAGTCAAATTAGCACTTGATTGAAAAGCGCTTGTTCCATTACCGTAAGGAATTTGGTTTGCAGTCAGCGAAGTCAAACCTGTGCCACCCGAAGCTACTGGCAAAGTTCCGGTTGTTAAAGCCGAGGTTGAAGTGGCATAAACAGCGCCACCAGAAGTAAACGCAGTAAGTCCTGTACCACCGTTTGTGGTTGCCAATGTGCCTGCAACAGTCACAGCGCCTGTGGTTGCAGTGTTGGGGGTCAGGCCGGTTGTGCCAAAGCTGATTGAGGATACATTGATGTTGCCTGCTTTGGAAGCCAACACCTGCACATTACCTGATGCATCTTTGTAAAAAAGCTTGCCATCAAAGTAGTTCAATGCCAATTCAGCGCCCGACGCACTGCTTGTCAAGTTGGATGCAGAAGGCGTGTTTCCAGTTGAGCCACTGGCGTAAATTAGTATGGGGGTGTATCCGCTTTGTGCCATGTTTTTTCCTTAGAATGCGCCGCCTGCAATGCCACCTGTGATTGTGCCATTTGCCGCGTTACAAGTTATTGACGAGTTTACCAATTGTGGCAAATTGCCGCTAGTCGCCGTTACAAAAGTTAGATAGTTTGTTGTGCCCGTAGAGGCCGCAGTTATCGCTGTGTTGACAGTGTTTGTGGCTCCCAAGTTGGCAACAGTCGTTGTGCTAGAAACAACAAAAGGCGCAGTGCCAGTCGCCACCGTGTTTGTCAATTGACCAGACATGTTCAAGGTTGTCACGCCTTGGATATAACTGCTTGCCATGTTCAGACCGGCACTACCCCATGTGAGCAATCCTGTTGTACTATTGCCGGGAGGTAACAAATAACCGGCCCAGTTACCTGTCGCCGCACTTGCTGATGTCGAATAAATCCAACCTGCACCACCGGGAACAGCAGTCGCCAACAAATTGCCTGCGCTGTCTTGAACGGTGATATTGCCTGTTGAATCGTTGTCGATCACATAAGCTGTACCTGCCAAAATTGTGTTTTCAGCAGGCAGTTTGACTGTTTGTGTGTTTGTGCCGCTGAAGTTTTGGTAGAAGGTCGCAGTATTTGTCAGCGTTGTTGTGCCGCCTGCTGTGGGCACATTGGTGTAACCCGGCGCAAAGTTGTTGAACGATGCGATGGTGCTGACGGTACTTGCTGATCCAGTGCCGCCATTGGCTGTTGCAAGCGTTCCTGCCACAGTAATTGCGCCTGAGGTCGCGGTGGACGGTGTCAAACCTGTAGTGCCAAAACTGAGTGTGGTCACAGCCACGCCAGACAGAGTTGACCACTGTGGTGCTGTAGCCCCTGAGTTGACAGTCAAGATTTGTCCTGCAGACCCGATTGCTAGAGTGCTGAATGCGCTTGTGCCTGCACCATAAACCAAAGAACCAGTCGCAAGTGTTGAAAGACCCGTACCGCCGTTTGTGACAGTCAAAGAGCCAGACACATTGGTATTGGCAGTGCCAAGAGCCAAATTGCCAAACGCAGGAGCTCCTGCGCCGCCAGAAATTAAGGCATTTCCTGATGTTCCTGCGGCAGAATAGGCATGTGCAGTACCTGTGCCATACCCAACACCGCCTGCGGTAGGCGTTGCTGTGCTGTTTGTACCGCCGTTTGCGATTGGCACGATACCAATAAGGCTCAATGCCTGCGCAGTTGTGGCGTTGGTCACAGCACTTGTGCCGTTGGCGTACATGAAACCAGTCAAACCGGTCACTGTGATGCTGTTAAATGCCTCAGAAGAGCTTCCCAAGACCTTTTCCCACACAGAGCCGTTGAACACAGCCCAATCACCAACAGACCACAAGCTGATGCCATTCAAAGTGGTTGTACCTGCAGTCGAAACCACATAGTAGTAACCGTTTGTACCGACTGATGAGGTCAATGTTGGGGTATTTGTCGCCGCATTCCATGTGCCTTGATAGGTAGTCGCGCCCGAAGCATTGGTGGTGATGCTTGTGATTTGACCTTGAGCGTTGACCGTAATCTGTGGAATAGCCAAAGCAGACCCGTAAGTGCCTGCAGAGACGCCCGTATTTGTGATGGATGGTGTAATCGTGCCCGATCCATTGGTAATGGTGATGCCGGTGCCTGCGGTCAGCGTAGACAGCGTGTAGCCCGTACCATTACCAATTAGTAATTGTCCATTTGTAGGCGTTGTATTGAGCCCTGTACCGCCATTCGCGACAGGGGTTGTGCCCAAAAGCGTCAACAATTGAGCTGTGGTTGCGGCTGTATAGGCTGAAGTGCCGTTGGCGTAAGCAAAACCTGTGAGTGTTCCTGCCACACCGGTACCGCCAGAGCCTGCATTGAGCGTACCGCCCAATACCACCGCGCTCGATGTCGGTGTATTTGGTGTCAAGCCTGTTGAGCCTGCGCTAAAAGTCGCAACACCTGAACCAGAGATCACTGAGCCCCAACCGCCGGTTGTGTAGGCTTCCAAAGTGCCGGTGTCGGTGTTGTAGCGGAACGCACCTTGTGCAGGTGTACCGCGCTGTGCTGTCGTGCCTGATGGCAACTGAACAAAGTTGGTGCCGGGCAGGGTTGGATTCGATGCAAGGCCAATCACAGGCACACTGGTGCCGTTGGTGACCACAATTTGGTTGACTGTGCCTTGCACATTGGTCACAGAGCCACTGCCGGTGCCGATTGTTTGCCATGTGCTACTTGCGTAGAACTCCATGGTCTGGGTATCGGTGTTGTAGCGCATGACGCCGTTGTTTGCCAAACGCTGTGCAGTGCCACCAGAAGGCAATTGAACGCCACCAGTGCCCGGCAAAACAGGATTTGACACCAGACTAATGGTTGGCGAGCCACCCACAGCATTGCCAAAAGCCACATTGATCTGATTGGTCGTACCACCGATGGCTGTTTGACTGAATGTCGAGCCATTGATGGTCATCAAACCAGTACCAGATAGACTGGACAGGTTTTGAAGGTTGGTGCTGAGGCCAAATGTGGGGTTTCCTGCGATGCCATCTGCGTTGGCGATGGTCATGCCTGCACCAACAGCCAAAAGCCTGTTGATGACCGTACTGGCCCCGTTCTTGACAATGATTCCGGTGCTCGCGGCGTTCAAACTTGCCGCCGGGCCCGTCATATTGATCTGCAGGGTGCTTCCTGCACCATTGTCAGTCAATGAAAGGCCAGAGGTGGCGCTCAAATAACGAGCCTGAGTCAGCCCTGCAGTCGATCCAACGGTCAGGAAAGGGTAATTCAGCGCGCCGGCGCCTGCAATTGCGCCCGTGGTGGTCTGCGCGGTAACACCGTTTTGAACGACAGGAACGAGCTCGGAGCCAGTCAAGGCTCCTGCTGTTGGTAGTTGGGTAATGGTTACTTGTCCACTCATGTTATTCGCTCGTCGGTGTAGATGGGTTTGGAGTAATGATGTCGTTGTTGCCCGTCTGTGTTGGTGTTTGTGTGTTGCCTTCAGTACTGATGTACCACTCGCTTGGATCGCCGCCCGGAATCTCTGTTCCAGTTGGCGTCAACACCAAACCTTCATCATCTGCCGCAACGCTGACATCGGGGCGAGGGAACTGCAAAGTAATCCGTTCAGTCTTGCGCGCAGGCAAACGATACGGGTCTTTCTCATCTGCGCAACCACGCTGACACACTTTCAGACCCGGAAAGTTTGGGTCAGGCATGGCTTCAATAATAGGACGCTTCATCTTGCATCTGTCGCAGATGAAGATCGCTATTACTGCATTGCCGGTGGTGTCGAGGAAGCGTGGCATGCTTACCTCGTGTAGACAGAAATATTCGGGGCGAAGTAGATCGGCGACTTATCGCGCTCTTCGTTCTCAGCCATGATGAAGTACTTCTCGGCTTGGCCTTCCAAGTAAGTGATGCGTCCTTGCTCGACACCGGGCAGGATCATGCTCATCTGGTGGGCCAAGATGAATTGAATGGCCTGATTCCAACGCTGAGGAATCTCAAGCTGTCCATTCAGGTCGCCAACATCGTCAATCTGACGCGAGTACCACACAGTCATCTGCACAAATGGGTCAGATGGTGTGGGCCACAGCGTGATCTTTGCTTGAGGCAATTGACGATTGAACCAGAACTGATACGGCTGATTGGCTGTGAAGTTCTTGTTGGGCAAATTCGTGTAGTCGTCGCGGTTCAAGCGCGCCATGGTGATCTCAGTCGAGTTGCAACCGAGATACCACTCATCCAAGGCCAAAGTTGTGCCACCAAACGCTTGGATGCGATAGTAGGCCACATTGGCGCCGGGATCGATGTCTTGATAAATCCACTGCCCGTTGGTCACGGTCACATTGGTGCCGGTGTACAGGGTCGTCCAGTTGGTTCCGTCGCTTGAACACTGCAGGTAGTAGTTCCATACCGCACTGCCATTGTTGGCAATGTATGGCATGAAGCCAATTGACCCAATGTATTGGGTGTTCGACGCGCCGTAGTTGACCGTGAAGTTGCCGTTGGGCGATGTTTGTTGGCAGTAAGTGTTGATGTTGCCATCAGCGATGTTGCCCACCACGCCGCCTGCGCTCGATGTATACGACCCCACAGGGCGCGTCATAGTGCGATACAGGGCGTTTAAGACATCAACCCCACCCAGAGGTAGCAAGTACTCGTATTGATTGGGCTGAAGGCCGTATACGGTCTTGTTGATTGCCCAATAGTTGATGCCTTGGTTGATGAGGTTGCTGAGGGCAAAGAAAAGCGCCTGTTTAGAGGCTTGGACTTGTTCAACGGTGAGCTCTTCCGCAAGCTTACCCGATAGACGGGCACCTTGGTCAATGAACTGCTGTACGGTGACTACAGTTTGTCCGACAGTACCGCTGTAAGCCATAAATTACCACCCTTTGTGCTTAGGATTTTTGTGTTCTGCGGTGCTGATCTTTCCACCCTTGGCATAACGACCTTTCAACAAAGCATGAATTGCTTTTGCTTCAGATGCGCCGACTTTTGGTTTTGAGCGATTGATTTCTTTGTCAACTGCCTCCTTGTTGTAAGAAGGTGCAGGTGCATCAATCAGCTTTTGTCTTTCTTTGGGCGACATATTGATTTTTGCCCATGGGTTGTATTCCATAATTTTCTCCTTTACCAACCGGGGCATTTCCAACGCTTGAGTGATGCTTTTGCCCGTTCAGCATCGCCTTTTGAATGTTCAACCACTCCCGACATTCTCGCGCAAAAACTGTCTTTACGCGAGCCGCCTTTGGGCTGTGGAGCTTTAAGGTGAGAACCCGTTTCGCGGTTGTACTTGGCGCGACCTTTTTCAGTCAATCCTGCGCCTTTTGATACCGGCAATTTTTCTTTGCGACCAACAGAAAGAGAAGGGCCACCTTCTTTTTTCTTTACTGTCTTAGCAGACTGCTTGAAAGCATCTGCAGTGGGTGCTCCTTTGCTACCGGGCTTGCGCATCTTCTCGCCAGACCCATGGGCTATCCGCTCCTGTTTAGCATGGATGTTGGCATACAAACCGCCCTTAGCGAACTTCTTGCCTTCATCAGCCTTCACAAATTCTTTGCCAACTTTTTGAGGCACACCACCTACACCACCTTTGGTGTGAGCGGCGGCTTCCATCAGTCGGTGTTGTGCAGGTGATTTGCTAGGCATGATCAGGTACCTACGCCAGTTGTTGTGTTGGCATTCTGAATCAACTTGCCAGTCACAATAATGCCTGCCGCAATAGTTCCAGAGCTTGCCGACAACTGCCACTGAATATCAGTTTTCTGAGCATAACCAAATGGATCAGCCACGCGACTTGCCGTGTAGATAGACACAAAAGGCTGTTGCAACACATTACGAGCCACGCCAGACACATTGTCTGCGGCTTGAACCTTATAGGTCACAGTCACAGTACCGGTGTAAGGGTTTGATGTGTTGGCTTCCACCCAATCCAAGAAGAAGGTGTAGCCTGCAGGCACAGTGTAAACAGTACTTTGTGAACGACCAATGCCGGGGTTAATCTGAGCCAAAGTATTGGTACTTTGTTTCAGCGTAATTGTGCCCACATTGGTTGTTTGACTGCTTCCTGCGGATGCCAAAGTCAAATTATTGATGCGGAAATAGCTGTTGACAGTCGTCACAGCAGTTGTACCGTTCAAAAACAGGGTTTCCGAAATCGGATTGAAGTTAGCGTCAAGACCGCTGATCAAAACCGATGCCGAAGTGTTGTCTGATGCAGAGCTACTCACCATTGTCAGCGTCGATGCTGAAGTTGGGTATGTGTAAGTGCTTGCGTTTTCCCAAACTGGGATAGATGTTGTGCCAACAGATGCTTGATAGCCAAAAATGCTGACGGTGCTATGACCCAAAATTTGACCACGGGCTACTTGCAGATCAAATGGTTCAGTTTGACCACCACGGGTGATCGATGAAACGATTCCATTACTCATAATATGTCCTTTTAAAAGTGAGGGGCCGAAGCCCCTCGCTTACTTCACACATTAGCCTCTGCGCTTTTTCACAGGAGACATGGTCACAGATGTGATTGTCTTCGTGACGCTACCTTTTGGCGGCTTGCCTTCCAGAGGGCCCATCATTTTTGGCATATCGGACATGATTTTCTTGCCCAATCCACCCAACAATGCGGCTTTTCCACCTTTGGCATAGCCCTTGTGAACTTGGCTCATGGCTGTATCGTGGGCATCTTCAGCATCATCGGTGTGATAGTCGCCTTCCGTGAGGTGTTTGCCCTCAGGGTTAAAGAATTTCACGCGATGCTCGCCCCAGTCACGATCCTTGTACACCTTGGCTACATGGCCCTTAGGGCCGGTGTGGGTCTTAATCAAACGCAGATTAGGTTTTTCTTGACCCCCATCTGCGTGGTGATGGACTTCGCCGCCCTTCTTAAAGGTTCCAGATTGCAAGCTGTTTGCCACAGGTTGGCTAACGAAATGCTTGGGCATAGCCACAGGCTTGCCCATAGCATTCACATTACCCCCTGTGGCGTAGGCTTTTTTTGAGGCATGCCCTCCATGCTTATAGCCACCACCATTAGCAAGCTTTACATCACCAGTTTTGGTGTTGGTTTTGCCTTTTGGAGTGGTGTCAGCAGGACGGTTTTCCCAATTGCCGCCTTCAACGGTGTCGCGTGTCTCGTACTTGTCGATTGCGCCGCCGTCAGCTTTGTGGTGCATCTTGTGATGAGCTTTGCCACCATGCTTGAAGCCACCTGCATTGCTCATGCGAACGCCGCCAGTGGCTTTGGAGCCGCTGAACTTGTCTGCAGTGTGCATGTCGGTGTCTTCGTAGTAGTGCTCATTGCCTTCAATGGTGCCACCCAAGCTGATCTTGCCGGAGTTCATGCTCTTCTTGGAGTCACTAGGGATAGTGTTTCCAGTAGAACCGCCTTCAGCAAAATGATGCTTTTTGTGAGCGTGACCGCCATGCTTATAGCCTGCGGCCTTACCCAACTTGACATCACCAGTCTTGCCACTGGTGTGATCGTGGTGCTCACCGTCGTGGATGTTGTTGACAAAGCGTTTTGCGTTGCCTTCAATGGTGGTTTTGGTTTCGTCGCGATCAATTTCGCCACCAGATGCATAGCTACCGCCCATGCACATCTTTTTGTGGTGAGCAAGCATGCGCTTGGCGTGAGCAGAACCGCCATCAGCCTTGCACATCTTTTCATAGTGCTTGCACATGGCTTTGTGGTGCTCATGAGAGCCCTCAGGATGACCAGAAGTCTTATGAACTTTGCCACCGTGAGCGTGGTGAGCCATGCCACCATGCTTTTTGTGGTGAGCATGTGCCATGTCCAAAGCTTCGTGGTGGTGAAGTTCTTTTTCGAGCTTCTCGATCATCTTATGATCTGCAGAACCGCCCTTCTTCATGCCGCCAAGAGCTTTCTTGACCATCATGGCGCGAGCCATGCGTTGCTGAGGAGTCATTTGACCCAAAGCCGCTTGACCCATAGGCTTCATGCCACCTGCAGGAGCACCCATTGCGCCGGGCATAGCACCGGGCATAGCGCCTCCCAAAGCCTTGTGAGCAACTTTGCCACCCTTCTTGTACATCTGGGGGTTCATTGCCTTCACACGAGCCATCATGGAAGGCTTCTTGGGGGCCTTACCGGCCTCAGAAGCAAAAGCCTGATGCATACCACCCATGGCATGGTGTTGCATAGCCTTGTGACCATGCTCAGAATGCTCTTTGTGGTGCTTGGCTTTGACTTTGCCACCTTTTTTGAGCTTCAAGGACACTGAAGGCTCATCGGTGTACATCTTCACCATTGGTTTGAATTCAGACATGACAGCCTCCTATTAAGCTTGAGTCACGCCAAGAGCACCAGTGCGAGTTGCATTGGGGCCTGCGGCGATACCGGGCAGTGCGATGACAACCACCAAACGCTTGATGCCGTTGGTGGCGCTAGATGGGATGTAGGTGCCACGAACATCACCGGTGATCGAAGTTGCAGGGTTGGTCATGTCAGCAACTGCAAGCGTACCTGCGTCGTTGGCAAGGGTATTGTTCCAACCTGCGCGAACAATGTAGCCTGCATCAAACACACGCAATGGCAAACCGAGTTTGTCGGTAGTACCAACAGTCACTGCGGCGCCAGAGCCACCACCTGCACCAACCACAGAAGCGATCTGATAGAAAGCTTTGTTGCCGGGTGTAGTTGCGTTGGCAACTGTGGTGATTTGCTCAGTCATTGGTTGACCGTAGTAGTCATAGCCCGACACGGTGTAGGTGCGAGGTGTACCACCTGATGTCAAGAAGATGGAAACAGCGCGAGGCGTATCCAACTGAATGACAGTTGTACCGTCGGTGCGCACCACAGACTTGGCAGAAGTACCTGCAGTCAATGTCAATGCGCCTGCGGCGGCAGGAGTTTGCGAAGCGGCAATGTTTGCGGCTTGCAGAGTTTGAGGGATTACATCCCAGACATACTCACGACCCAATGGGCCCACGCCAACTTCCATTGGAGATGGATCGCCAAGGCCAGAATTACCTGAGGCATAAATTGTGATTGAGCCAGTTGCAGACGAAGATTGGCTCAAGGTATAAGTACCAGTGCCACCTGCGCCAGTCAAAAAGGCAGAAATGTAAGAATTGGCGGTGATACCAGTGCCGGAAACATATTGTCCCAGTACCAAAGTGTCACCAGAGAGCATCGATGTCACAGTCATCGTGGTGCCAGTTACGGAACCAGTAATAACGGCTTCAGCGTTCGTGTTGTTTGTACCGATATAGCCTTGGGCAGTACCCAAGAACAAGTCATCACTAAATTGAGGCATTTTTTTCTCCTTGTGGCTTGAACCACTCAGGTTTCAAAAAAGGGTGGGTTTTTAGGCCCACCCCACATTTTTTACATACCGGGCGTACCGTATGCACAGCGTGGGTCAGTAAAGCCCACAGCGTAGCGCTCAGTAGCCTTGTAACGCATAGTGTCAGTTTCGAAGTCGCCTTCCATGGTTTTCTCCAAACGACGACGCATCAAGAGCTTGAAGCCCTCAGGAGCGTCGGTTTGAACCCACCATGCAGTAGCGGAAGTCAAACGAGACAGAACAGCGGCACCTTCGTCAAGCAAACCGATAGATTTGATTGGGTTGATGTCGTTGTTTGCGTTACCAGTACGCAGAACAGATTTCAACAACACTTCAGCTTGGAAGATATTGCCGGGAGCCACGATCAATTGACGGGGCACCAAGCGAATACGCTTGCCGTTGTTGTCCACTGCTTGACGGATTTGAATCAACATCTGTTCGAGAGATGTTTGAGACAACACGGCGGCAGTAGCCAATTGGTTGCTGAAGGTACCGTTGACGATTGGGTGTGCAGTGTTGATCAAAGACACACCGTCGCCGCCGGGATAGGCGCTGTTGAAGGCCGTATTGAGAATGTTCGCAGACAACAATTCTTTGGTTTCCACCAAGGATTGTGCCAAGTGACGAGCATAAACTTGACCGATACGGATGTGGTCGCCGTCTTCAACGAGAACCTTGGTCAAAGCGAAGGCCAAGCCATACACTTTGTAGAGGTAACGCTGTAAGAACAACACGCCACCTTGCTGATAGGTCACTGGAGTACCGTCAGGCAATTGTGGAGCGGCGCCGAATCCATACAGGACAGGCTCTTCGTGGTAGTTACGAGGAATACCATCTTCCTCACGGAAAACGCGTGACCATTCGTCAGCGCGTTGATCATAGACTCCGTCGAAACATTCGTTGAGAATT